TTACCCCGACGGCCGTTCACCGCCGTAGCAGTGCCGTAGTCGGTGTTGTAGCAGACGCCTTCACCTTCCATGATCTTGTCTGTGCCGTCATACCACACCCATTCAACGATGCGGTTGCCGTCGGCGACATGACTGTTATTACTCTTATCCATTGTTCAAAACCTCTTTCTTGAGTTCTTGGTTTTTTGGGTTGACCGCGATTACTTGGAAATTCTGGTCTGCCTTCGCGGATCGGTGCAAACCATGTTGAAGCTCGCGTCGAGATCGACGCGCTTGACCAAGTGCTTGCCGGAGACCGTCTCCGGCTTCGACAGGTTGTTCTGCCACCCGGCCATCACGCCAATGGCCAGCCACTTCCAGTCGTTCAGGAGGACCGGATCGGTGCTGTCATCGTCCAGGAACGGAACGTAGGTGATCGGCGTGCTCTTAAAGCAAGACTTGCCGTCCTTGCTGGCCAGGTCATTGCCGAGGCTCATGTTGTTGGCCTCGAGGACTTCCTCCATGATGCCAATGACGGTATCGTTGGTGTAGATGCCGTTCTTCATGCTGCCCAGGTCCGGGGTCGCGTGACTGACAGGCGACCGGAACTTGGTCTTGCGATGCGCACGACGCATCTTGCGGATCAGGTCCGTCTTGGTGACCTCGGCGTACTGGGCCGTCCAGTTGGCGTACCGGGGGTAGTCGCCCGTCGAAATGCCGGCTCGGCCGTCGGTGAAGCCGGACGGGTTGCCGCCGTTGAACCCCTCAGTGGCGTTCGCCGTCACCCAATAGTCCATGCCGTAGGGCGTCTTCTCGTCGCTGGAGTCCACGGGCTTGCCCCAGAGGATTTGTTCCACGAACTCGTAGAAGCTAATCATCATCCCGGTGTACAGGGACATGACGTAGCTTGTGACAGCAAGACCACCGCGCTGGAAATCCGGCTCGCGAAGATCGTAGATGTAGTGAGCATTGACATGACGGGGGCTCACCGAACCCTTCTTCATCGTGTCAGTGACGTTGGAACCATCCGTCTCGTACAGACCAACAGTCCTGGCCGAGTGGTTGTGGTCCATCTGAATATCGAACCGCCAGTCGTTACCACCCTCGAACTTCTTTACCCGATTCTTCCACATCTCGCGGACAGCGACGTGATCCGTCAGATCAGTCTGCATGTCCACGAATGCGCCACGTTTGATGAGCTTCTCTTGCGTTTCGAGAACAAGATCAGCCACCTGACTATAATTCAGACCCATTGTTTGTTACTCCCTGGCCTTCATGCCAGAGCATGAAGGGTTGTTAGGTTTTCTTGAAATACTTCTCGTCGAGTTCGGCCGCAATTTCTTCCAGCGGATCGCCCTTGGGCGATGCACGGTGCCCTGCTGGGCGGGTGATGTGCTGCTTGCTCCGCTTTTCGAGTTTGCCGACCTTCGCATCGACTGCCGATTGTGCGATCACGTCACCCATTGTGATGCGAACCGCTTCCTGGAAGACCGTTTCGCGAGGGACCGTCTTGCCGGCGGCGTTGTAGCCTGCCTCCAAAACGGACAGCTTATCGCGAACTTCTTCCATCTTCGCCGGGTCGGACGTGATGGCAGTCGAAACCGCCTTATCCAAACCCGCCACCTGCGAATCGAGCCAGTCGCCAGACGTTGCCACCTGTCCGCTTTGCAGGTCTTTGATGGTTTTCTGCTGGCTGATGGCGAATGCCTTGAGAACCGCGAAACCCTTGATAACGTTCTCGTCGTATACTTCGGGGTCAAGGTCGGGAATCGCCGCCAGCGGATCATCATCGGTGCTCTCGGCGCTCTCGTCGGCGGGCTTGCCGTCGTCGGAGGCGTCCTTCTTACCGGCCTCAAGCCTCGACACTATTGTGTCGAGCAGGCTGGCACTGCCGAACTGCCGGGCCTCAGCCATCGTCAGTCCAGCCTTGACGGCACGTTCGAGATGCTCGTCGGCGACAGCATCTTTTTCGCTGTCGTCCGTCTCGCTCTCGTCTGTGCTATCATCCGATTCGTCAGGGACAATCTTGTCATCCTTCGACTCGGTATCTTTGCCGTCATCAGAACTGTCGCCCTGATCTTTACGGTCAGTATCATCGGTTTCGGCTTCGCGTTCCGCTTTCGCGGCCGCTACGACCCCATCTACCGCGACGTCAACCTCGGCACTCAAGGCCTTCATCTCGTCATCAGTAGTCTCGTTGTCTTTTGTTTGCTCAGTCATTTTGTTCGTTCCTGTGTGTGGTTGGTGGTTAGCCGAAACTTGCATTGTCGTGCATCCCACGGACCTTAAGAGCCTTCTTACGGTGGGCTGCATTGCGATATACGGGATCTCCGTCGGGGGTCACTTCGGTCGGTACGCCGTGCTTGGCCAGGTGCTCGCGAAGCTCGCCGGCCTGGTTGGCATTGACACCGGACCCAACGCACGTCAGCGGCCAGCCCTTCGTCGGCGGCATATACTTCTGCTCGTCAACGATACTTCGGATGGCAACCTTGCCGTCAACGACGACCCGTCTCGGAGCCGTGCCGATACGGAACACTCGCTCAGTAATGCCGCCGTCTTTTCCTCTGTAACAGTACACTGGCATTAGCCTGTCATCCTTCCTGCGGAATCAGCTTCGCTCTGCTGAACATTGCCGCCCATAAGCAACCGTGACATCACGTCGTCTTTGCCCGCCCGAGTAGCGCCCGGGCGGTTCACTCGCTCGTAGGTCCGCGTCGTGTGTGCCGGCATGGTCGATGGTGTCGGATTGCCTGCCATCTGCTGATCGGGCAAGGGCTCCTGAAATCGGAGCAGGGTCTTCAACTCGTCGATGTTGGCCAGCTTTGCTATCAGTGCCATCAGTTCGCGGAAGTCGAGTTGCCCGCCTTGCTGCTGGATCATGGGGAGATTGGGGAAGATGAACCGTTCGAGCGCCTGGCCGATCTTCTGGAGCTTCGTTGCCGGCGTGTCTTCCTGCATGGAGTAGACGTCGATGTCGAGGTTGTAGTCAAGGAAGTCGCCGTCTCGCGTCTCGTAAGACCAAATGCTCTGCACCACAATACTGGTGTTCGCGATGGGCTTCTGGAGAGTCCGCTTGCGGACCACATCCGTCCACTCGTACCACGCCAGGGACTTGTATATGCCCTTAACGAATGTGACGGTCTGCTTCTCCATGAAGGCGATTCGGGCCGACGCCGCCTCAGACGTAAGCTGCTCCTGGCCAACGGTGTCGGCCACGGGGGACAATCCGCCAAGGGAGTCCAGGTTGCCGGCGAAGTAGGAGAACAGGTCACGGCACTGAAGGAATATCGCCAGCGTCGGCTGGTCGATCCCGCCGACGGTGATCTGCTCGGGCTTCTGGCCGTGATAAGCCATGCCCTCGCCGTCTTTGGCCTTCTTCAGTGCCGCGACATCATCGTCCTGCCCGCCCTGGAATGCAGCCACAGTCTTTTTATCCTCAGCCTGCTGGGCGAGCTTGCGGAACAAGGAATTGCCAAGCTCGTGCAGGTCTCGCATCAGGGCCACAGGCGGAAGTGGAAGCAGATTGCCCGGCACGTCCGAGAATCCGAGCTTGTGATACGGCCCCGCAATCGGGCCGTCCCAGTTCACCAGGTTGAATTGCTCTTTGCTCGTGACGCCATACGTCACAAGCTGGCCGGTGTCGGGGAGCCACACATCGCGGACATGCACCTTTTCGCCGTACACGTCGACCGACTCGTCGGTACTGACGCCCTCAGCACGCTCCTCGCCTTCGCTGCCGGTGGTTGTGTGCTTGTCCGCTTCGAGCTTGTCGTTGCCGGCCATGTCACGGGCGACATCAAGCGGAATCCAGTAATCATCGCCCTCGAACTGAATGGTCTTGAACTTCTTGGCTGTCATGTCCAGGAAGTAATCGTCGAGGCTGACCAGATCGACAAACGATTCGCCGTACACATGGCCCAGCATTGTGCGGCCGGTCGATGCTATCCCGACCTTGACGACGCCAATGCCGAAAATTGCCTCAATGACAGCATGGCGAAGTGTCTGATCCAGGCCGATTTCCTCGGGGATCTGGTTGAGTGCCAGGCCCATATTGGTTGCAAACGGACGAAGATTCGGAACTGGGGTCGTGACCATCGCCCGCGGCGATCGCGCAGCCAGCCGCCGGACGTAGATCGTGACGGCAAGCTCAAGCATGTTCGTCGGAACCCGCTTCTGAGCCCCCTTCTCAAAATAGTGCATCCCAACGAACTGCCGGACTGACTCGATGCGCTTTTCGCGCGGAAACGCCAGCTTGCGAATGGACGATTCCACCGCAGTCCGAAGTTTCCCGAAGTCAAATCCTTGCGAGGTCATTGTGGTGTTGTCCTAAATTACCAAGGGAGTATCTTCGTTGCTGACGTAGGTGACGTTGAGTTCGTCGCTGATGGTGGTGCCGGCAAGTTCCACCGCCTGCCCGCCATCGAGCCTGCGGACGGAGAGGTTCACGCCGGCTGCGCCTGCGCCTTCGGTGAGCGTGCCGCCAGTGTTGTAGAACGCCAGATTG